TTATTTGGCTCTTTATGTGTTGTTATATTGCTTACTGGTTGTGCTACAGCTGATATTATTCCTATTGGGTCAAATACCTATATGATTTCTCAAACCTCAGCTGGTGGCGTGTTTAAGGCTATGGGCTCTTTAAAAGCAAGCGTTATTAAACGAGCTAATGCTTTTGCTGAGAGTAAGGGTAAAATTGCGGTTCCTATCGCAGAGAAAGAGACACAGGGTGCACCGGGCAGAATGCCTAATTATGAGTATCAATTCATTTTGGTGGATAAGGATGATCCAAGAGCATCTAACCCTGTCTTAAAAGCAGCACCATCAACTTTGATTATAGAAAACAAATAACTTACCCAACAAACCACAATTCATCCCCCTGTATATATCACTTATACAGGGGGATTTTTTATGGCGGAACAAAAGAAGCAAGGCCATTTAAAGCCTGAAACACGTGAGAAGTTAAAACTGTCTTTGGAAATGTCTGCGGAAGATGCAGTTGATTTAATGACTGAAGCTTATGGGCAAGACATTTTTGATAAGGAAGGGCGTGGCGATAAGGTTTGGCTTTATAAGGGAGCCAAAGAAGCATTGTCATGCATGGAGAAAATTAAACGTGTTTTGAATGATGAGGAAATGACTCGGGGTAATACCGATGATCGTGCTATTACACCTGAACAACAAGCAATAGAGCTGCTCAAAGCTGTGACAGAAAAATTAGAAGCACGTAAGCAACGTCCGAGCTAATTATGAAAGTCAGCTTTGCTGCGTTCTATCTTATTTATGCTGAAACGCTGAATTGGATCGTTCCCGATTTCCATTTAGATGTCTGTGATTTCCTAGAGGATTACGGCACGCTTGGCCTATTGATGATGCCGCGTGGGCATGGAAAATCAACGATTCTTGATATCTATAACGCATGGAAGTTGTTCTGCAATCCTGAGCATTTGATCTTGCATCAGGGTGCGACTGATCCCGATGCTTATAAAGTCAGTCGCGGTACTGAACAGGTATTAGAACGTCATCCACTGAGCAACCTATTTGGAATTAAAAAGGCACGTGGAGAGACTCAAAAGTGGTGGGTTTCAGGTTGTACTGATGTTCGCCATGGTTCTATTCACGCGCGTGGCATTCTTTCAAACGTGACTGGATCACGTGCAAATGAAATTCAGAATGATGATGTTGAAGTACCTTCAAATATTGGAACTCCTGAAGCACGTGAAAAGTTGCGGTATCGACTAGGTGAACAGAGTTTTATTTTAATACCAGGAGGGCAAAGGTTATTTGTTGGTACTCCACATACACATGATTCGCTATACACCGATATTAAAAAATTGGGTGCAAAGTGCTTGGTGCTTAAAATGTATGAAAAAGAAAAACGCTTTGAGGGCGTATCGGAAGCTATTGTTGATTTTGATCCAGTTTATGTTTTTAGTGGCATCGGTTCACAAGCCAAACTTTTGAAAGAAGGGATTAACTACAAATGGATTAAACAGGGCAATTCATACAAGATCATTTTCACTGAAAGCCATTATTTGATTGATGTCTACGGTGAGGCCTTATGGCCAGAAAGATTTACACCTCAGGTCATGGAGGAACGCCGTAGAGAGTGTCGCACGATCAATGAGTGGGATTCACAGTATCAGCTTCATGCGAAGCCTATAGGTGATGTCCGTCTTGATCCTGACAAGATGATTCCTTATGACTGCGAACCTGTTTTGAGACGTGCAAATGGTCGTTACATCATGCTACTTGGTGAACGTCAAATTGTGGGTATCACCATGCGGTGGGATCCATCATCTGGAAAGCTGAAATCTGATATTTCCTCAGTCGCTTTAGTTCTTCATGATGATTTTGGTAATAAGTACTGGCATAGATCGGTAGCCCTTACTGGTGAAGTTGTCACTCATGATCCACAAGGAAACATTATAGGTGGTCAGGTATGGCAGTTATGCGATTTGATAGAACAGTTCAACGTACCGGGCATAACCATTGAGACGAATGGTATTGGAAATTTTGCACCTGCTTCTTTAAAAGGAGCACTGAAAGCAAGACGAATCCGTTGTGGTGTTAATGAGGTACACAATTCAGGCAATAAGAATAAACGGATATTGGAAGCCATTGAAGGGCCACTAATGTCAGGGCTGTTATGGGTACATACCTCTGTAATTGATACACCAGAAGAAGGAGAAAACAGCTCTAGACAATACAAGAATATGCGTATGTTTAATCCAGCTATTTCAGATCAAGCAGATGATGATTTGGATTCTTTAGCTGGAGCTATAACCGACTCACCTGAACGCGTCGGAAAAATACACAGAACTAATGAAGTGAATGAGCGCCCTAATTGGAGAACAGACGGTGGTGTTGCAGAAGCCACCTTGGACTTTAACGATTAGGGGTAAGCCATGGCTGTACCAGAGCAAACACCATATATTGAGCACATTGCAAATGGAGTTACAACATCCTTTGCTTTGGAGTTTGAATGCAAAGATAAAGAGCATTTGATTGTATTAGTCGATAATGTAGAACTCAATGTAGGTACATGGTCATTAGTAAATGGGGCTGTTGTATTTGGGATAGCGCCAGCAAATGGGAAAATCATTGCGATTCAGCGCAATACGCCATTCCAACGTGATACAAACTTTCAAAGTTATGACAACTCACTGCGCCCAGCCACAATTAATAAAGATCTTGATTGGATCTGGTACAAGTTACAAGAACTTGGTGTAGCCGACTGGATTTTAGGAAATCGAATTGATGCGCTTAAAAATTATGTCGATGATCGAGATGACGAATTACGTGCATACTTGCTTGAAGAGATTAGAAAACAAGGTGTTGCACTCGATCAGCTAGATGAATACTACAACTATCTCATGCAGCGTCTTGCACAAATTGCAGTTGATAAGGGATGGGATGCATCTTTTGTCGTTGATGGTGATCAAAATCAGAAACAGATTAATGCTGCCATTAGAAATAAAATCGCCCGTTATCCTACGATTATGGATTTTTTCACTTCATCAGAGTTGGTTGCTTTTAACTTAAATCCAAATATGGATTGCACATCTATCATCAAACGTGCATTTGCAACAGGTGTTAAAAAATTAAACTTCCTTGATCTACAAATGCATATCACCATTTCAAGCACGGTGGATGACCCGCTTGCAATATTTGAGGATGGGGATATTGAGCTGTATGGGAATGGTGCTGCATTTATTGATAATACTGTCTACTCAACAACCGTGGCTTCATTTAACCCATTATTTATTTTAAATGGTGATGTCAGTTCCTTTAAGTCAAATGTTGCTCATATAGGATTGCAGATTCCAGACATGGATACACAAATCGGCTACCGTGGTGCTACCTATGTCTATTCAAAAAGGGAAAACAAAAACATTCATCTTTATGCACGTCTAAAAAATACACGTTATGGGATTTTAGCAGGCAGTTATTCAGACCCGTCACTAGGGGGTGCGGACCGTATACGCTTTGACCTTGATTGTAAAAATGTTGGATATCCAATTGCGACATATCTAGCAGATGATATTGAGGGCGAAATTAGAGGCGATGGTTTTCATCGTGTTCATTATATCGCAGGGTGTAATCACGCTCGAATCAAGACTCAAACCAAAAACTATTATATTGCACCGATTGCCCATTATTATACTGATGTTAAAACAGGAGATGGCACAAGTAGGGCATGTACTGACTGTAAAACTGAAGCTAAAGATCAGGGGTCGACACAGTACGTTGCAAATGGATATTTAATGGGGTTTGGACTTAGTCGTGTTGACCCGAATACTGTATTCGATGATATAGAGCTTAATGGTCATATTAGAGCCAGAAATGGTATTGCTGAAAAGCTTGGCTTAGCTGCAGTGGTTTCGTCCGTGCGTACTGTACAGCCGAGCTATCCAACTAACTGGTCCAGTTCTATTGAACTTAATAATATTACTATCAAGGGGATTATTGATCGTAGAGCACAAACAACAGAAGAACACGGGTTTTCTGATCTATATTTGTCATGTGTAGATGATCTATCAACTCCTGGGGAACTCCATTTCCCAAAAATTAAAAATTTAAATATTGATGTTGATTATTTCTCTGGATCAGGAAACAAACCTCGTGGATTTTGGTGGTTTTTGAATGGATTGCAAGATGTTGCTAATGTGCGTTTAAATGCAAAATCAAGTGGTTTAAATGTCATTAAATCTAATCCCAATTCACTTATTAAGTTTAGAGATTCCGCTATTATTGGTGTTGATGCAGGTAATAGTGCCTTACTCAACTCAAAAATGGAGTTTATCGATTCCGATATTTACGGCGGTAATGCTTATTTACCTCCCGCAAATAAACGGTTTTCAAATACAAAAGTTGGTGGGGCATACCCAGATACCGGCGTATTAATTAAAACATTAACAAACGAGCTCACTTTGACTGGTGCATCGGTGACATGGGCAAACGCCCTACCCATTCATGCGATGATCTTAGGTGTAACTTTTGTGATTACGCAAGAAATTGCTGGATCAAGCGGCTTGCTTATTGGTGATGGAACTACTGTAGGTAAATTTATCAGCTCACCTCTTACAGCAGCAGGGGCAGGAATTGGCTTATCTAATGCACCAGCAAATACTTATCCGTATATCACACAAGGAACGAGAAACATTGTAGCAACTGCACGTGATAGTGGTGGCGGTACAGCGGCAACATTCACAGGCGGGAAAGTAAAAATTGTTGTAAACTTCATTGAAATTCCAGTCCCATCGTAAGGTGGGATTCTTTTTATAATAATAGTAGGGCTTTATGAATTATAGAAACGATATACAAATGCTGCGTGGAGTCGCAGTTGCTTTTGTAGTTCTTTTTCATCTCGAAATAGCTGGATTAGCAAGTGGTTTTCTAGGAGTTGATGTATTCTTCGTTATTAGCGGTTTTTTAATGGCCATCTTGTACAAAGAAGGTGAAATTAAAAAATTCTTTCAAAGAAGAGCTAATCGGTTGTTGCCAGCATATTTTGCGACAGTTATTTTAACCCTATTACTTTCTATAATTTTTATTTTACCTCCAGAACTTAAGCAGGTTTCGGAGCAATCGATTTTCAGTCTATTTTTTGCAAATAATTTTGGCTTCTGGATGCAGAACTCATATTTCAGCAAAACTGAATTCAATCCTTTGCTACACCTCTGGTCACTTGGTGTGGAGATCCAATTCTATTTATTTGTTCCATTACTGGTATGGTTTTTTAGAAAATCAAAGGTATTTTTACCCCTAATCATGGCGGGATCTTTTTTAGCTTGTCTTTTCATGATTGGTATATCTCCAAAAACATCTTTCTATATGATGCCTTTACGAGTATGGGAGTTTTTAATTGGGTTTGGAGTGGCTTATTATTTAACAAATAATGGTAATTTAAGATTTCATGATAAGAAGATTTTTGGATTAATCTCACTATTTTTCTTATTACTTATACCTTTTATTCCGGTTGATGGGCAAAGCTTTAGTAGACTCTGGGGGCACCCTGGATTATTTGCTTTATTAGTATGCTTGCTAACAGCAAGTGTTCTATCTTTTGGTTTACCTCAAAAAATAGAGCAATCTTTCCTCGGAAAGTGGTTAGTGCAAATTGGAGAATACTCTTATTCAATTTATTTAGTTCATTTTCCTATAATTGTAATTTATCTTTATCATCCTTTTTCTGGAACAATTCTTTACCCAGAAAGCATTATAGATAAAGGCATTCTATTATTTCTAATTGCTGTTGCTTCAATTTTAATGCATAAGTTTATTGAAACTAGGAAATTTAAGTCCATTGATAAGACTTATGCATATTCATTATTAGCCATAATTTGTATGGTTGGCATTAGCAAGGTCTTGCCTAATTACCAGTATTCTTCTAATGAAAGAAACATATTTAATGCAATAGATGATCGATCGGAATATAGATGTGGTCGTTATACAAATATAATAAATAGATCTTTAATAAGTTGTAAGCTGAATACTGAGAATTTTGATAAATCAGTATTCCTGGTAGGCAATAGCCATGCCGATGCAATCAAAACTGAGTTCACCAAGGTTGCTAGTCACCACGGTTTTAATACATATTTTCTAGCTTCAAATACCCCATTGATGGATACTAGCGTTACACCACAAATGCTGATAGATGAAGCAAATAAATATAATATCAAACATATAGTGATCCACTTTGCATACAAAACCATTGATGCAAAAAAGATCATTGAAGTATCTGAAATAGCTAAAAACAACGGAATAAAGGTAGACTATATTCTTCCAGTTCCTGTTTTTGATGAAACAGTTCCTAAGATTATTTGGAATAACAGAATCAGCAGTGTTGATATTAAAGATAGCTATATTGCCAAAAATGAAAGATTTATTAATGAGCTAAAATTATACTCTTTAAATAATAAAGAATTTGAGCTTTATCATGTTTCTAACATTATGTGTCCTGAAAAATGCTTAGTCTCGAGTAAAGAAATGAAACCATACTACTTCGATACAAATCACTTAACACTAACTGGTTCCAAGTTATTGACCCCAATTTTTGAATCTATATTCAAATAGATTTAACACTCAACAAACCACCACCAACCCTGATCTTTAATTAGATCAGGGTTTTTTATTACCAAAAAATAGGGGGAGAAATGTCAGAGACAACAGGGCAAGCAATTGCCGAAGCAAGTGCAGCAGTTACATCGGTTTCAACCAAAGCGGCAGTTGGTGGATCAATAGCGGGGCTATCTGGGAAGTTTTTGGGACTAGACCCAATCACTGCAATTGGTTTGCTTGTGGCTGTTGCAGGTCTACTGGTGAGCTTCATGAGCTTCTTGATTAATTGGTACTACAAGCGTCAAGAAAACAAACGTGCAGATCAACTCCATCAAATTGCGCTACGAAAAGCGAATGGTGAATGCAATGTCGAACAAAACTAAGATAGCTGTGACGATGGCAACCGTGATTAGTTTGGGCGGTGTTGCTTGGACGCAAAGCCGTGAAGGTACTGTACTTAAGCCATATTACGATAGTGTCAAAGTAGCAACTATTGGCACTGGCACAACTGTCTATCCAAACGGAAAAACTGTCAAAATCACTGATCCACAAATTACCAAGAAACAAGCCGCTGAATATCTACAATTCCACATGAATAAGGATGCCAAGATTTTCAATAAAACGCTTATTGGTATTCCGCTTTCTCAAACTGAGTATGACCTTTACATGGACTTCACTTACCAGTTTGGTACTGGTGCATGGTCGCAGTCTTCCATGCTTCGAAACTTAAAATCACGCAACTATGTGCAAGCCTGTAAGTCGCTATTGAAGTGGAAGTATGCAGCAAAGCGCGATTGTTCAATCCGTTCAAATAACTGCTATGGCGTTTGGACTCGACAGCAAGCACGTTATGAAAAATGCATGGGAGAAAACTAGATGCCGATTCTCTATTGGATTTGGAATAACAAACGCTGGACCTTGATCATCATTCTTTTGATTTATGCATTCTTTCAGACATGGCAATCCAATTCACTGACAGGTGATCTGAATAAGGCAAAAGCGAATTGTGACGTGCGTGTCGCGGAAGCAATTGCGCCTTATGAAACTGCAATCACAAAAGCCAAAGAACAGAAGGCCATTACTGAAAAGGCTTGGTCGGATAAATATATTGAGGTAGAACAAAATGCGATTAAAAAAATACAAGATGCGAATGCTGCCGCTCGTAGTGCTGACTTGGCTGCTAGTGGGTTGTCAAAGCAACTCAATGAAGCAAACAAACGTTTGTCCACAGCTCCCCGCCAAACCATCATTGAGTACACCATTACCAACGGTGAGTTACTCGAAGCTTGCACAGCAGAATATCGAGGCATGGCAGAAAAAGCAGATGGACACGCAATTGATGTCGAGCGATTGAGTGAGGCGTGGCCTGAATAAAGATGATATTGTCTAACTAGATCAGCAAAGAAAAATGCCAAGTAGCATACCTTGTTGGTCTACTGTTTACAGTCATAAACAATATACAGTACACAGCTATAACTGTAACACATGCGATATTTCGAACCTTTAAAATGATGATATAGTGCTCTTGCAGATTGACCGACTCAAGAGAATTTTGAGTCGGTTTTTGCGTTTAATATCTGTGGATAACTCATTTGTAACACCAAAAATACACCAATGAGATGCAACTTGCTGATTATTATAAGGAGTATCTATACAATGATTTTAGTGACTGGTGGTTTAGGCTTTATAGGCTCTCATATTGCTTTGAGCTTTATGGCTCATGGGCAAGAGGTCATTATTG